CTTCTGCGGTCACCCTTGCCGCCGTGCCACTTACTCGTCATCGGACATCAACTGGCGTATGACGAACTGCATGCGCATTACGTCCATGGCGATGTCGTGGATCGGATCGTGATGGACGAACGAGTCCTCGAGGTCCGGCACCATGAACGAGTTCTTAAGACCTGAGCCGAAGGCAAGACCGTCGATCATTGAGCGCGTATCGCGTACCGACCACCAGTTGTATGCCTCGGGTAGCTTGAGGTCCTTCATGATGTTGTCGAGAAAGATAGGATCGAACGTGTTACCGCGGGTGTATACCTTGTCGAGATCGCTAGGATCACGTACTAGATCCTTGAAGAAACCGGCGATGTCGCGTAGCGGTCGATCCGTCTCGGACTCCTTGAGTAACTCACGTGCCTCCGACGTCTGTGATGCCCACCAGTCGACCGTGGACTTCTCGATCGTACGGTTGTAGTTGGTGACCTGATCGCGTACAGAGAACTTCATGAACTGAGCAGAGTCGAGTAGTTCCTTGTACTCGTATGGCTCGTCCTTGCTAATGAATCGATCCTCGTTAAACCGCAAGCCGGCAACGCAGAGGACCACTCCCTTTCTCTGGTCCTGACTCAGTGTCTCGAAGTCGTATATGATGCAGTCCTTACTCATTTTTCTATCGGTTCCTCTTTCACTACCACCTCACGCAAAACAGGAAAGTTTTCTAGACCCTTTTCAGATATACGAAGTCTAGGAATTGGATGACGCGACAAGGAACAGACCGTACCTCTGACAACCTCTTTAAGTTGCTCAAAAGTTTCGATCTTATCAAAATCAACAACATACTTTACCTGTTCAGGTGGTGTCTGCTGCTCTTTTTTCTTCTTAAATAATCCAAACATTGCTATTTCCACTCCGCCGTTACCATGATCTCTGTCATACACGCCACCATGTTAAGCTCGTGATCGGCCACAAACGCGTTATAGTACTGATACTGCGCCAGGATGAGTACGATTTGAGGAATTGATTCTGGCTTCAGATAGTCTACCATCGAGTCGTAGATCTTACGAAAGATGGCAGCAGGTTCGGTGTCGATATTCTCCGCGACCCACCGTCGCATCTTAGAGAAGTCCTTGTCCTTGAGATACGACATCAGGTTCTTGACGTTCTCGTCGCCGAGATTGACGAGGATACCTGCGTCGATACGACCGGAAACTGAGTACCGCTGGCACTCGTTGAGTACACGCCGCCAGTCGGGAAAGTACTTCTCGACCAGTGTCGCGAGCGCCTTCTGATCGTACTCGACGCCCTCGGTCTCAAGAATCGTAGTCAGACGCTTGAAGAATCCTGCCGCGATCTTTGGCTTCTCTGAGTTGGGGATCGCAAACTCGTATACCGAACACCGCGAGTGCAGCGGCTCGATGATACGGTTCTTAAAGTTACACGTCAGGATAAAGCGACAGTTCTTTGAGAACTCCTCGATAAACGCACGAAGCGCCGGTTGGGTCGACTGTGGATTCAGGTAGTCGGCCTCGTCGAGAATGACAACCTTATATCCACCCTGAAGTGAGACTGTCGACGCGAACTGTTTGATACGACCGCGGAGGGTGTCGATGTTACCCTCCTCGGACCCGTTGATGAGTAGGTAGTCGAGATCGAGCTCGGAACAGAGCGCCCGAGCAACGGTGGTCTTACCGATGCCCGGACCGCCCGAGAAGATCATGTTCGGCAACTCACCTGTACTTACGAGTTGCGAGAATGTATCACGCAGCGACTGCGGTAGAATGCAGTCGGCGATACGCGATGGACGGTACTTCTCGACATAGAGAAACTCTTGGGTCATTCACATTGCTCCATTACAAATTCAATAGCCATTATATCAGGTTGAGACTGCGTTGTAAATATCCTCCACGTCTGAGAACTCCTCCTTCATCTCGTTGATGTTCTGCTTATGGAACACCCGAGCGACCTTACGCATGTGCTTCTTCGGAAGCTCGTACTCGTCCTGCATGTCGGCAAGGATCTCATTGATGTGATCGCGCTCGGCCTCGATGCGAGTAAGCGAGTTCGATACCTCGTTTAGACGCTCACGAATCTGCTTACGATCCTCGGGCGATGACGGAATAGTTACCGTATTAGTCATCGGCGGCGGTCTCCTCTTCTGTCGCCTCTTCCTCTTCCGGTGTGTTGGCCTTGACGAACTGTTGTACACGTCCGCGAAGTGCACCGACTGCCTCGAGTTCAGAACCCTGGAAGGCGCCGCGCTGTGAACACACGTCAATGATCTGTACGACGGACGCAAGATCGCCGATACCGAGTGATACCTGGCCCTCGGCCGCTGCTGCTTCTGCTGTGGTTGTTTCTACATCGTTGGTTTCAGTCATTGTGGTACTCCTTTTAGTTACCGTAGGTCGATGATTTTTCAAGTGCGATCCAGTATTGAACCGCTGCGTTCTCGGATACGAGATGCGAGATGAGTTTGGACGACACGTCGACAGTGTAGTCGCCGGTTAGGATCTTAAAGTTAGATACGGAAAACACTAGCCGAAAGGGCGTACCTGCCGGAAGTGAGATAGGTTCAAGATCGAGTGAGAAAGAGTTGGACGTCGAGTCGGCTAGGTCGGTGACCGTTGCCTTGAGTTCCTCGCCCTCGCCGGAATACTCGATCACGAGATCGGATACCGATAGGGTAGACGCGGCACGACGGATCGTAGTCAGATCACCCTCGGATAGCATGAATCGGACGTCGGTCTCAGGCATCTGAATGTCCTTGCTCGGTGACGTCAGGATCGACGGATCAGAGAAGAAGTACTGCACCGACCGACTGTCCTGAGAGATACGGGCAAAGTTCTTGTCGATATCGAGCTCTGGATTGTCGAACATCGACATGACGCCGAGGAACTCGTTGAGATCGTAGATGCCGAACTCCTGATCCGGAAACTGATCGCTGACGTTGGCCGACGCGAGGATGTTTTTGGCCTCGGACATTGTCTTGATCGTAGAGCCACCTCGGAACACGATGTTTGAATTGATACTCGCGAAGTTCTTAAGAACCGCAAGCGTTTCACTGGACAATTGCATAATGTACTTTTCCTTTATTGCAAATCATTGTGTCTATTATATCACAAGTAGAGTCGATTGTAAATCATTGATTTTGGTCGTGAACGTATAGAGCGAGTAGACCGTAGTGAAGGACCTTCATAAGATCCTTTCGATTGTACCCGTCCTTTGCGCCGTACCGCGACGCATACTTGAGAATGTTACCGATTGTAAAGCCCTCGCCGTGATCGCAGTCCACGATAGACTCAAACGTCTGTAGTTTGTTTCGAGCGTAGTGCTGGTCGTACGTTGAGTCTATATATTCGCGAAGCTCGTTGATGAGCTCCGGTTCGTTGAACTTGTGTTGAATCATTGACCGAGTGCCTCGTCTATTACTGATTGAAAGTTATCACCGGAGGACGACGTCGCTTCCTCCGGTGCGTCGTTGTAGGTCGAGTCTACCTTTGAGTACAGGTCGATGAATGCGTCCTTGGTATCCTCGTCGAACCGATTGACACAGAGCTCGATGGACTTTTGGCGATCATTAAAGATCGAGAACGTCTGGACGATGTGACAGAGACGGCGCGTTGAGATCTGCTCGTCGACGCCGCCGTCCTCGAACGTCTTACGAATCGTATCGGACCACGTGACGAGTGTCTCGGCAAACTCGTTGTCGGTACACGAGTACTTCTCCATGTGCTTGTGAATGATCTTACGCTCGGTGTTGAGCGTGGGATACGGCTGCTCGATCGTGATGATGAACCGCTCGAGGAACGCCTCGTCAATGATCGATGCGGCAACGTATCGACCGTCGTCTGATCCCTGACCCTTGGTGTTGGCGGTCGAGATGACGTTGAATCCCTTGGCAGGTGTGACCATCTCACCGGTCTTCTTGATCATGACCGGTTTGCCCTCGAGCACACCCTGTAGACACATGATCTTATTCGATCCGCGATCGATCTCATCGACCAGAAGGACCGCGCCCTTTTCCATAGCCTTGATGACAGGACCTTTTTGAAAGACCGTCTCGCCGTTGATAAGACGAAAGCCGCCGATGAGATCGTCCTCGTCGGTCTCTGGTGTGATCTGTACGCGGATGTACTCGCGGTTGGTGCGGGCACACGCCTGCTCGACCAG